GAAATGAAAGGGGCACAGGTCCAAACCAGAGTATGGTCACATTCCCTTTCTTTACCCCATGGGAAGCTTGCGGATTATTCTGATGAGGAAAGTATCCTTGAACGTCTTTCAAGCGCTGAGAAGGAATTTGATGGTCTTGATGTGCACTATTTTTGTATGGGGGGTATGACGGTACAAGATATCGAGAAGGAATTGATGAAGAAAAAATATGATGTAGTAGTGGTGGATTATGTGCAATTGATGCGAGAACCTGGGGCAAATAGTTATGAGAGGGTATCACGAATTAGTAATGGACTGAAAGCATTAGCGATGAATTATGACTGTGCAGTGATTGGATTATCTCAAATAAACAAAGAGGGACAGAAAGCGGGTAGGCCAAAGGCATACCACTTGAAAGACTCTAGTTCGTTAGAGCAAGATGCGGAGGTCATCATGATTTTGTGGAGAGAAATGGATGAAGACCAAGATGTGGTTGTAGATGATGGATTACATGTGTTTATCGAGAAAAACAGAAATGGACCATCTGGTGTTCATGTGAGATTGGATGTGGATTACACACATATGCGTATTACGTAACTTATTTTTTATGGACAGGAAAAAACATCATGAACAGTTGGTAGACGTGAGTACTGCATGGGAGCGTATTTGTGATGCTTTACCAAACAAACACCTTGTGGAGTTGGTAAAGAAAGCAAAGCCGTTATCTGTGCAAGATGACAACGATACCTATGACTCCATTTTTTGTTTAGGAATGGTAGATGTTTTGTTTTCTACAAAGCAAGAATGGGAACAAGCATATGAGCATGTTCCTTTGCATACCACGCTTAATGAGGTAGTAGGAGACGCTATTTATGAAATCACTGGGTATGATGTATGTGTGCGTTATGTGTTTGAGAGTAGTATATAAATTACATGTTTAACAATATTTTTATGCACAGCTTAAAAGAATATAGGGTATGGGATAGCGAACACAAAAGGTGGCTTCCGTTTGGTATGGTTATGACCGATCAGGATGGGAATTGGTGGTTTATGCATGAACCGAATAGTGATGACCCTACCCAAAAACAACCTCTTCTTGAGCCGATGGACAATATTTATTTTACCTACTTCACCGGCATGTATGACAGGCACGGCAACAAAATCTTTCAAGGGGACATTATTACAAGTACAGCCCACCCCAGAAGAAGAGTCGTTACTTGGAATCAGGAGATGTGTGGGTATAATGTGAGGGGGACTCATGTGGTGGATGGACAGCATAGGTCTACTGTGGAGGTCCTGGGGAATATGTTTGAAAACCCCGAGTTAGTTCCTAACACTACAACATAACTATGGTCGTTATTAAATCCATGATGAAGAACGGAAAACAAGGAAAAAAGAAAAAGCCTACGATGCCTGAGTGGCAGCAAATATTGTATATTTGGATAGGGGGACTTCCGATGCCTGAGTGGCAGCAAATATTGTATATTTGGATAGGGGGACTTCTTGGTATAATTATCATAGAATCGTATATATTATTTTTTCTCACTTCCTGAAAAGATGTTTTATACAGCCATAGTAGACCTCACAAAAAATCCCGACAATCCTCGTGTGGTAAAAGACGAGGGGTTTCAGAAACTCAAAGAATCCTTGCAAAGTGAACGTGGGAGAGAGTTTTTTGAAGCTAGGCCAATTATTTGTTCTAAACGTGAGGGAGACAAAGTAGTAATTATTGCAGGAAACACAAGGTATCAGGCAGCCAAGGACCTAGGGTGGACAGAAGTTCCAGTTGTGGTTATGGACGGCCTTACAAAGGAACAGGAGGAGGAAATTATAACACGTGACAACGTTCAAAACGGGGAATGGGACTGGGATAAGCTCTTCAACGAATGGGATACTGAAAAACTAGAAGAATGGGGTCTTGATCTTCCTGAATGGACTACCGCAGAGGAGCAAGAAGAAGAAAACATACAAGAGAAGAAACACATGTTGACGCTGACGTTCCCTACAGAAGAAGACAAAATGAATGCCCTTATGGAAATAGAAAAAGTTATGGTACGATATGTTGGGGCAACCATTACTTATACTTAAAGATGTATGAACCACGCACTAAGAATATTTGCAGGGAAAGACCACGGAGCATTGCAAGACGAGGTGAATGCTTTTCTTGCTGAATTACCACAAAATAGCACAGTGGATGTGGACACAGAAAACAACCGAGACCAGTTGATTGTTATTGTGTCTTATACTTCGTAATGTGACTATGTAATTAGTTGGACATATTGTAAAAATTACCTAACTGTACCTAACTACATGGCTGAGAAAAGACGTTTGTCGGATAATGAGTTCTGGACTATCCTTAGAAAGAATGGTGGGTTATTTGCAAGGACTGCTAAAGCTATCGAGCGAGAGTTTGGATTTAGTTATAATAGAACATCGGTCAAGGAGCGTGCTGAAAAAAATCCAGAGGAACTCAAAGACATACGAGAGCAAAATATTGATATTGCAGAGGAAGGGTTATATGACCTTATGAGAAATAGTACTAAAGAAAGTATACGATTAGAGGCCGTAAAGTACTTCCTAAAAACGATAGGCAAGACACGAGGGTACGTCGAAAAACAGGAGATTGATCATACAACAGGAGGGAAGCCGCTTCCTGCTCTCATACAAATTATACAGCCTCATGAGCATGATTCGATTCGAACCGGAACCAAAGCAATATCTTGCGTGGACAGCGTTGACGGACCAGATAACGAATGAGATCCTATACGGAGGTGGTGCCAGAGGTGGGAAAGCTCTTTCTGACTCGAATCTTGTATATTCTCGTAGAGGGTGGATACGTGTGGGTGATGTAGTGGTTGGTGATCACTTGGTTGCACCAGATGGGACATATACACAAGTCACAGCGGTGTATCCACAAGGACAAAAACAGTTGTATAAAATAACATTTGATGATGGGTCTTCTTGTGAGTGTGATACAGAACACTTGTGGAATACATGGGACAGTAAGCATGGACATAGGGATGGATGGAAGGTGCGTACTACAGAGGAAATCATGAAGCATAAGGGGAGACTTGCTATACCTCTGTTAGAACAGCCACTCCCTGGGAAGAAATGGAAGGGTCCAGACCCGTATATCCTTGGTCTTATTATTGGTGATGGGACAACAAAATCTGCTTACACTACCATCTATACTCCAGAAGAAGAAATTAAAATATTTCTAAAGAATGAGGGGTGGAGGATTTACCAATACAAAGAAGGTTTGTACCAGTGTGTATTTACAAAAGAAACGTTTAGGGATGTACTTGGTCGGTATAAGGGAGATAAAAAGCACGTGCCAAAGAAAATACTTTTTGCTGACCCAAAGACACGGCTATCTATGTTACAGGGGTTACTGGATACTGATGGGACTTGTGGGACAGATGGAAGTGTCTCTTTTTGTACGGTGTCTCAACAATTGGCTGAAGATGTGCAATATCTTGTAAGAAGCTTGGGCGGGAAATCTCGTTACTATAAAAAACACAAAGAATCATCATTAGGTGGTCGAGGTTGGTATTACCACGTGCGGGTAACACACCTAAATAAATTCATTCCGTTTAGGCTCCAAAGAAAGAAAGAGAGGTTACGGTCTCAACATATACGAAACAATAGGTATATCCAAAGTATTGAGCCTTCGTATATAGGGACTGCAACTTGTTTTACGGTGGATCATCCAAGTCACCAGTTTGTCATACAAGATGGTATTGTGACACATAACACATTTATTGGATGTGCATGGATTATCTGTATGTGTTTACAGTTTCCCGGGTCTGCCTGGTTTATAGGACGAAAAGAATTGAAGAGGTTAAAGGCGACGACACTTCGGACTTTTTTTAAGGTATGTAAGAAATTTGACATTGAGACCGATGTTCACTTCAAGTACAACGCACAACAAGAAACGATTACCTGGGTGAATGGAAGCGTGGTGTTTTTGGTTGATATGGACAAGAAACCAAGTGATCCTGAATTTGATAGGCTTGGATCTTATGATTTGACGGGAGTGTTTATAGACGAGGCACAAGAGGTATCAGTGAAAGCAATCAACGTGTTACGTGGTCGTCTCTCCTTACTTGAGGGGGAAGGGTGGTCTACGATCCCAAAATCATTGTATACATGCAACCCCGCAAAAAACTGGATTTATGCTGATTTTTATAAGCCATGGAAAGAAAACAAGCTCGAGCCATATAGATGTTTTATCCCTGCACTGGTGACGGATAATAAGAAGTACGTGAAAGATGAGTATATTGAAAACCTAAAACGTGCGGATAAGGTCACTGTTGAACGTCTACTCTATGGTAACTTCGAGTACGATGATGACCCTTCTGTATTGATGGGGTATGACGCTATCTGTGATCTTTTTACGAATCAAACACCTGTAGAACCGTTTGACTGGTATGTGTCATGTGACGTGGCCCGATTTGGGAATGACAAGACTATTGTTGGGGTATGGCATTCCTTCCAACTCAAAGAAATCCGTGTATACACGAAGTATAGTACGGCACAGACCGTGCAAATCCTGGAACAAATCGAGCGGGAGTATAGTATCCCACGTTCGCACTTCATCATTGATGAGGACGGTGTAGGAGGTGGAGTGGTAGATCATTTTAGAGGGTCAAAAGGGTTCACCAATAACGCACAGCCGTTGCAGCCTACTCTAGCACAACACGACAAAACTAGGCGAGTGAACTACGCTAACCTGAAATCCCAGTGTTATTTGGTACTTGCTGAAATGGTGAACACAGGGAGAATAGGGATTGATCCTATTTCCAATACTATAAGGGATGAGATTGTCGAGGAGCTTGAGCAAATAAAACAGGTAGATATTGATAAGGAACAAAAAATAAAGGTGGTGTCCAAAGAAGAGATGAAAGAGGCACTGGGACGTAGCCCTGACTATGCTGATATGATGATGATGAGGATGTTTTTTACACTCAATAAGCCGCTGGAGAAGAAAAAGAAACCTCTTATCCAACAAGCCCCTCAAGTGGATTACAGGACGGGGAGAGTATTACAGACAAGAACTATTTATCGGTAGACGAGATTGCATTGCGGTAAGACTCCTATATAGTTACTACTAGGAGAGTAACGGTACATTATTCATGAGCGTACCGTACATGGCAGAAAAAACACTATTTAACGCAACCACAAAACCTACAGAGGAAGACATTTCTTTAGTAGAGAAAAAAGAACCTTCGATGGAGGCGAGAATGTATAAACCTGAGGTAGACACGAAAGAACTCCTCCAGGAACTCCAAAAACGGTTTAGATATATGGATGATTCCAGACCTGATGAGGATTGGGATATTCGACTCGCACAGTTTTATGCGGCTGTCTACCCAAGGGAAGATGGTTTAGCAAATACAAATCTTCCTATTGAGTTTGCAGTGATTCGTAGTAAGAAAGCTGACCTACAAAGTTCCAAGACCATCGTGGAACTCCAGCCTACAGAGGAGGACGATATACCGAAGCGTGAGCTGATGCAGGAAATTTGGGATTATGTATGGTTGGAATCTGATACCGAAAAAGAAATTACTAAAGCATGGGATACGGCTCTTATCTTTGGGACATGCCCATGGTTTGAGGGGATACGAAAAGAAATTTTTACACGGTACGAACCTGTGTATCACAAAGACGGAACCATCGAAAAAAAGAAGGTTGTTTATGAAAAAAGTTGGCTCACGGGATACCCATTGGATATTCGTGATGTGTGGATGGATCCTGTCCCTGATATAGAGTATGCAGCGGATTGTTTTATTGCTGAGAGAAACTTGACGAGGGAACAAATAGAAGGACTGAAACAAGATCCTAATTTTGATGCAGCCGCTATTGATGCATACTTGGCAAAATGTAATCCCAAAATGTATGGGGCACAAAATTCACATCAGTCACACACGTTCTCTACACGGGAAGAACAACAAAGATCTACAAAGACGTCCTACACACTTTTCCACTACTACAACAAGCAAAAGGGCCTCTATATTGTGGTAGATGAGGATATTGGATTTGTCCTACGGAACGGTGCAAACCCATTCCCCCATGGCGAGCTTCCCATCTCATTCCTTATCGATATTCCACGGTACAATGAAATGTATGGAATTGGAGAATGTGAACTTCTTGAAAGCACGAAGTATGAGAGAAATATGATAAGAAACCAGATGTTGGATATGGCGAAGTTCAGCAACACGGCAAACCTTCTTGTTGGTTCTGGAATAGAATTGGAGCGTCAAGAACTTATTGGCGGGATAGCACGGATCTGGAACGTAGACGGTGATTTGAACCAGGCGAGGTTCTTGAATCCCCCAAGCCAGGATAGCTCACTTGCAAATATGGATGAGTTGCTTCGTAGTGATGCTGTATGGATTTCAGGAATAGATATCAACGCATTAGCGGGATCACCGACAAAAACAGCGTTTGAAGCACGATTACAGGAGCAGACGAAGCTCAAAGGTGTCATGGTGACTATGAGGCAGTTTGATTATTTTATGACCCGTGTAGCACGGCAAAGACTCGCTAATATCCAAGCATTCCTTCCAATCACCACAGGGAAGAAAATCCTAGGGAAAGAAATGGGTGAAAAACTGGAAGGGAAAACACGGAACAGGAGAATATCTTTTGCGGATAAGCAGCTTGTGCCAATAAATGGCGTCGATGTAAAAACAGGGAAACTAAAAGAAATAGGACAGAAACTTGAGCATGAAGAGGGGTCAATAGCATTATTGGAATTGAAGCCGTCTCTTTTACGAAATAACTTCGATGTCTCTGTACGTACCCCAACAACCACACCTATTCTTCGTGAATTGGACAGACAAAACCTGCAAGATGTGATGAATAGCTTGATGCAAATAGCCCAGACACCACAAGGACAAGAGATCCTTAGTATGTTCGATTTTGAGCAATATTATGAAGACCTCATCAAGGAACGTGGATTTGACCCGAACAAGTATATGAAGCAAGAAGCTCAGGAAGCAAAGATGAAGAAGCTGAGGCAAGAATTACTCCAGGATATGCCTGCACCTCCGATGACAAAATCACCACGGCCTCAAAACCCACGGAACCCTATGCAGCAATCCCCTCAGGGACAACCTGGACAACTGGGGACACAAGGTATGCTACGTCCTGCTACACCTACACAAGAACGACCTCAATTACCTGTATAATCTATGTTTCTCACGAAAAAACAATTTGAGCTTGGTCTAGCTTCACTTATGGAAGAACTTGCAGAACAGAAGAAGAAGCCCTATAGTGAACCTAGGAGAGTATCGGGGACCGAAGATTTAACCTTGACAAAGGATGAATATGCCTTGCTCTCTCAACTGGGGAAACAAAAAGTGCTTGCTTCTATCTTAGACAAGCTCATTTTAGGTATTCGTGTCACTGTCTTGGATGATGTGGATACTCAGGAAGACCCTCAAGTTGTTGCAGAAAAGATTTATGAGCGTCGGGGGATGGTACGGTCACTGATGAAACTACAAACATTGTTAAAAGAAAGTGCGGAAGAAAAAGAACAGATTGATTACCGCACAGGTCAACCAAGTAAAAAGAAGTAATATATATACTTGTTCATTCACAGCCTGCTCGTTGTCTCCTCCAGTATGGGGGCGAGTCTCGTTACTCTCCTGTTTCATCGCTCGCCCCTAGATTGGAGGTGATAACACCCGATTTTAACCTTTAGTGAATCCAATCATGGATAACCCAAGCGTAGATAACGCCGGCACAGCTCAAGACGTCAATGCGGAAGCAACCAATCTTGAGGAGGAAGTGGGGACTCAACCGAATCCGGACAATCCCGGAAAAACGGAAGAGCAACTTCGTTTCGAACGTGCCGAGGCAGTCAAG